CGACGACCGTTTTCGTTACCCCTGCCAAAATCCAACAAATTGGAATAACGTTGAATGCAAGCCCCCAATCTGTACTGCTACGGGTACATGCCCAGAGCAGCTTATTAAACCTGAGCAGGAGAAGAAGTGATGCCTACTGTTGGATACAAACCAAACAACCGCTTGACCGCAGAAGAGATTGAAGTCCGTGTATGGGCTTTTGTAATCGTCATTTTGGTGACCATCCTGCTTGGCGCAATGGTAGCGTTCCTGTACTCAGTGACCTACGTCACTCAGCCTATGGCGGGCATGGCTCCTATTGACAAGATATACACCCAACAGATCTCCACCATTATGGTGTTTATCACTGGCGTTCTTGGTGGCGTGGCTGGTCGGTCAGGTATTAAAGCCGTAGCCAATGCAGTTGCCAAAGCCGAGGCCAACGACAACGATGAGCCACCAAAGCCATGAGTCTGTTTAATCCATACGTCCTGCTTGGCATCGTCTTGACGGTGCTGGGTAGCTTTGGCGCTGGGTATTACAGCGGTGAGCAAAATGAATACGAGCGCCAGCAGATTGAAATTGCTGCCTTAAATGCCAAGGCGCGGGAAACAGAGCAGCGCATGGGCGAAGTTGCCCAGACATATGCCCAAACTTTAAGGAAAGCCAACAATGTTGCAAAAGCTAAAGAAGATAAGCTGCGTACTGATATTGCCTCTGGTGAGCGCAAGCTGTTCATTCCTGTCAAAGCCCCCGAGTGCTCCGTACCAGCCACCGCAGATCCCCCCGCTGCCTTTGGAAATACAGAAACAAGAGCCGAGCTTGACTCAGGAATTGCTCAATCTCTTGTCGATCTCACCAGCCGAGGTGACCAAGCCATCCGCAGCCTCAACGCCTGCATCGACCAATATAACCAAATGAGGAGCTTTAAATGAACCTGACCGCCAACTTCTCCCTGCACGAACTGACCAAATCAGAGACAGCCCTGCGCATGGGCTTTGACAACACCCCCGGTGAAGCTGAGATTGAAGCTTTGCGCCTGCTGTGTGAGAAAGTTCTTCAGCCTGTGCGTGACCATTTCGGTAAGGGTGTCAAGTGTAATTCTGGGTTCCGCAGTGCGGAGAGTAATGCAGCAGTCGGAGGATCTCGTACCTCAGACCACGTCAAGGGCCAAGCAGCCGATATTGAGATACCCGGAGTGCCAAACGCAGAGCTTGCTCAATGGATCATGGATAACTTAGAATACACACAACTCATTCTTGAGTTCTATACCCCCGGCATACCTGATAGTGGTTGGGTGCATGTGTCTTACGACCCGAACAACCTGAAAAAACAGGAGTTGACCGCCATGAAAGTAGCTGGTAAAACCCAATACGTTCCCGGTCTTGTAGCCTAATCATGCCCTTACAGAAACTTGCCCTTCGTCCCGGTGTAAACAGAGAGAACACCTCTTACGCCAATGAGGGTGGGTATTACGCATCCAACAAGATTCGCTTTCGCTCGGGTATGCCTGAGAAGATTGGCGGTTGGGTTAGGGATACAGGCTTGGTTAATAGTACATCCCCCACCAAGACCTTTGTAATTGATGGCACTGTGCCAGCCAGCACGCCGCCTACTGGCACGCTTTGGGGGGTTTGCCGAGCTTTGTGGAACTGGATTAACTTAACAGGCTACAACCTGCTGGGTCTTGGTACAAACTTAAAATACTATATTCAGAACGGTACAAACGGTTACTACTACGACGTAACACCAATACGTACGACAACAGCCGCTGGTGAAGTTACTTTTGCCGCATCAAATGGCTCGGCAGTAATTACAGTCACTGATGTAGGACACGGCGCTCAAACTGGTGACTTTGTAGCTTTCAGTGGCGCAGTCTCTTTGGGTGGCAACATCACTGCCGCTATCCTTAACGCTGAGTTTCAGATAACGTATTTAACAAGCAACACCTACACCATAACATCTTCAGTCGCAGCTAATGCAAGTGACTCGGGCAATGGTGGAAGCTCAGTTATTGGTGCTTATCAAGTCACAACAGGTAACGATGTCTTTACCCAGAACGTAGGCTGGGGCGCAGGTACTTGGGGCGGCGTTATTGTGGGTACGGCAACAAACCAACTTAATGGGGCTATAAACAATTCCGTCACCACAATCACGGTGGACAGCACAACTGCGTTTGCAGCGGCGGGGAACATCTTAATTGACGCAGAGAACATATCTTATACAAGTAAAAATTCAACTCAATTCTTGGGGTGTACCCGAGGTCTAAGTGGTGCAGGCTCAGGCGCAGCCGCCTCTCATGCTGACAACGCAGTGGTTGTTCAGTCCACCACATTCACTGGGTGGGGTGACCCCGCTCCTGCCGGTCAGGGTATTGGAGAACAGCTTCGTACATGGAGTCAGTCAACTTTTGGCGAAGACTTAATCTTCAACCCCCGTGGTGGTGCACTGTATTACTGGGCAAATGCTGCGTCGGCAAATACCTTTAACCGTGCTCAATACCTTGGCCCGAGCACCTCAATTGCCACTAAATACGGAACCGTAACCACAGATTCCTCATGCCCTACGATTGCCAACTTTGTCATGGTGTCAGATTCCTCAAGGTTTGTTCTTACGTTTGGTGTTAATGACTACCCCGGAACTGATGAAGCAAACATACAAGTCCCTATGCTTATTCGCTGGTCTGACCAAGAGAGTTTTGCCACATGGTTTCCCGCAATTACAAACCAAGCCGGTAGCTACCGTTTAAGTGATGGCTCGCAAATTGTTACAGCCATACAGACCCGCCAAGAGATTTTAGTATTGACGGATTCTGCCATTTACTCTATGCAGTACCTTGGCCCACCCTATGTCTGGAGCTTCCAGATCTTGGGCAACAACATATCTATTGCGGGGCCAAATGCGATAGCAACCGCTAACAACATAACATACTGGATGGGTACAGACAAGTTTTACATGTACTCTGGGCGCGTTCAAACGCTGCCTTCCACCCTGCGCGAGTACGTGTACACAGACATCAACCTTGAGCAGTCATTCCAGTTTATGGCGGGAACCAACGAGGGTTACAACGAGGTGTGGTGGCAGTACTGCTCTGCTGGGTCTAACGTAATTGACCGCTATGTTATATACAACCATCTGGACAACGTCTGGTACTACGGCGACTGGGTTAACTACACCGGCGCGGCATTCCAAGGCAGAACCGCTTGGCTTGACAGCGCATTACGTGCAAACCCGATGGCGGCTACATATGGTGTGGCTGGCGGCAATACAAACACCTTGCTTGTGTATCATGAGTCCGGCGTTGACGACGGCGTAGTTAATCCACCAAATCCTATTGTCTGTCAAGTAACTTCATCTGACTTTGACATTGGGGACGGGCATAACTTTGGCTTTGTGTGGCGCTTGATTCCTGACTTGACTTTTGATGGCTCTAACGTAAATGGGCCGACTGCTATGTTTACGGTACTCCCTCGTGCCAACCCCGGAGCAAACTACGGCCCATCGAATGATCCTTCTGTGGTCAGTGCGCAGAACTATCAAGGCCAAAGAACTTACGCAGTTCAGCAGTTTACCCAGCAGGTGTATGTCAGGATTCGGGGTCGTCAAATGGCTTTCCAAGTAAGCTCAGACGCAATCGGTGTTCAGTGGCAGTTAGGCGTACCACGTATTGACATCAGACCTGACGGCAGGAGATAAGCATGGGTTTAAAAAACGTAGTCCAGCCACGCTTACCAGCAGCCCCAGATCAGTATGACCGCCAGTATATGGAGCAGCTTATCAACGTGCTGCGCTTGTATTTCAACCAATTGGACAACGCTTCCCCTGCCATATTTGCTTCTCAAGGCGTTGGGACTACCGCTGTCGTAACTGCATTAACTTGTGCTCAACCCGACTTAACAACTCCCGGCGCAACCAAAATCAGTCTGCCAACTCAAGCCGATCTTGCCAACCTTCGCGCAGGCGACATCTATTACGACACCACTGCCGGTAATGTTCTGAAGATTAAAGTATGACCAACCTAGAAACAAACCCTAACTACAAGCAGATTTCACTTGACTATGTGGAGTTCAGCGAAGTTGACGACATCTGGATCCGGTCGTACGCATTGGAGAAGGCAAAGACTGTCATATTTCAGCATGTCCATGAACACGACCACGCTACCATTGTTTCGCGTGGAACGATCGAGGCTTGGCAAGATGGCGAGATTCTTGGACAATACGCTGCGCCTGCTGTAATCACCATTCTGGCTGGCAAAAAACATCATTTCATAGCATTGACTGATGACGTTGTGCTCTGCTGCTTACATAATCTGCGTGGGACAGGCTTAGAGTCACCCAAAATTAAGGAGTAATACTATGCCAATCTTTGCCGCGTTTACTGTAGCCGAAGGCGTCGTTGCCGCTGAAGCTATTGCCGCTGCTGAAGCTATCGCCGCTGCTGAAGCCATTGCCGCTGCTGAAGCCCTCGCCACTGCTGACGCCGCCGCCAAAGCCGCCGCTGCCGCCGAAGCTGCTACTGCCGCCTCCACTGCATCAAATGCCGGTATTATGGGCGCTGAACTTGGAGCTAGTGTTGCGCCCACTGCTGAAACTGCGGCTGGTCTTGAGACTGTAGCAGGGGCAGGGGCGGAGAGCGCTAACGCGGCTCAGATGGCTCAGCAACAAGCAGAGATCGCACGCCAAGGATTCTCGCAAGCCGAACTTGAAGCGTTGCAACGTGGGCAAGAAATGGCTAGAGCGAGTTCTGCTGCTCCCCCTACTGAGGTAACAGCTGGACTCAACACCAAAGGCACTATGTATGAAAACACTTTTCTTGACAGATTTAATAATCCTTCTTCCGTAACAGATGAGACGCTGCGTGCTGGGTACGGTTCTGCTACTCCCGCGACTCCTACTGCCGAAGTTGCCGGATCTCAAAACTCGTTGTATCAAAACTTAGGCCAAAATGCCCGTCCTATGGATTTGGGCGGTGCGGAGGGTATGCAGCAGTTAGGTAGTACAGGTATAAAAGCCCCTGCGCTTACCCCAGATCAATTAGCTGGGCCGTCTCAATATTCTATGAGTCAAGGATTAAACTACGGATCTCCTATGAATATGGGGCCTGCTGCTCCAGCACCGACTGGATTAGAAGCTGGATTCAATAAAGCGCTTCAATATGTTAAACAAAACCCATTCTCTTCTGCTTCTATGGGTTTAAATGCGGTTCAATATCTGGGCAAGAAAGAGAAAGAAGATGAAGCGCCCGATGAATACAATGGCATCTTAACTAAGTACAAGATGTCTCCCGACTTTAAAGGTCGGTCTGCTAACCCTCAAGACTTTCAATACATACCTAAGGTATACGCAGAGGGCGGTATTGCATCTTATAAAAGAGGAGACCTCGTTGGTAAGTCATCTATGGACTACTACGAGCGCATGACAAAACCTAAAGAGAAGCTTGATCGCGGCGATGCGGGTATCTACTATGACTTAGACCCAGACACCCGATATCAGGATGCTTTGACTGCGGCACAGATTCGTCAGGCTAAAGTTGCAAAACGTGCGAACGTGCAATTACCTGCTGCAAAACGCCCCACTCCTATGGGGCAGATCAATATGGTTCCCGCAAACATGAAAGCGGAATCTCGCGCTTCTGATGTGACTGAGGCGGCGCAAGGCGGCGTCATGAGTTTGGGTGGCTATGCTGCTGGTGGAAACCCTAGACTTTTAAAAGGCCCGGGTGATGGCATGTCCGACAATATTCCTGCCACAATCGCTGGTAAGCAGCCTGCACGTCTGGCTGATGGAGAGTTTGTAATTCCAGCCGACGTGGTGTCTCACCTCGGTAACGGCTCAACAGAAGCAGGCGCAAAGAAACTCCACAAGATGATGAACGACGTACGTAAAGCGCGTACGGGCAATCCAAAGCAAGGTAAACAGATCAACCCTAACAAGTTCATACCCAAATAATGCCACTGCACTATATCCTCCCTCATCAATTACCCGCAGTGTGGGATAAAGCTGCGCCCCTCTTACAAAAGAGTATTGATACTGAACCTGACTTTATAACTATTGAGCAGGTAGAGTACGCGGTGCGTATTGGGAAGATGTTTCTTTTAGTTTGGGAAGAGCCAGAAGAAGGTATTACAGGCGCAGCGGTGGTTGAATTTATAGACTTCCCCCGTTACCGTGTTGGTCACGGAACTTTGTTGGGTGGTAAAGGCGTCGTGAAGCCGCACGTGCTTCAAGAATTAGTAGCTTGGATGAAAGCTAATGGAGCTACAGTAGCTCAATGCTGGTGTCGCGATGAATTAGTTCCCATGTATAAGAAGATGGGGATGGAAGAAACCCATCATGTAATGAGGATGAAGATATGAATATACTAGACATGAAGCGCAAACTGCTCCCCATGAGCGGTTACCAAATGGGTGGTGGCAGTGGCGGTGGCGGTGGGCCAACTCAAACTACAAGTTATCAAACAAACATTCCTGAGTATGCAAAGCCATACGTTGAGACAATGCTTGGCGCAACCCAAAAGCAATTGTTTCAAGGAACCCCCACCGAGGGAGGAGGCTTTGACATAACTGGCTTCCAGCCATACAAAGCGTATGGCGGTACATACGACGAAGATCCAACTAGTAAGACCTACGGCAAACAAATTTCCTACGACCCCAGCAAAGGTATTGCAGGTTTCCAACCTATGCAGACTAGCGCGCAGCAAGGTATTGCTGGTATGCAAGTGCCGGGCGAATATGGTCAAGCAGCGGGTGCTACTCAGCAATCAATGCAGAATTTACAAAATGCTAATTACCGAGGCGGTAACTTTGGCAATCAATTCCGCTCGCCCGGACAGTATCAGCCCGCGCAGTTTTCTATGTCGGAAGCGCAAGCCCCTGACTTGCAAAACTTCCAAATGGATCCAGCAGAGCGCGTTCGCACACAAAGTTTTAACCAACCCGGTTCAGCCGAAGCGTATATGTCTCCATATATGCAGAACGTGGTGGACATCCAAAAGCGTGAAGCACAACGCCAGTCTGGTATTCAAGGTACACAACAGCAAGCTCAGGCTGTAGGTGCTGGTGCTTTTGGCGGTAGTCGTGACGCGATCATGCGTGCAGAGCGCGAGCGTAATCTTGGTCAACAGATGGGTGATATTCAAGCCACTGGGCAGCAAGCAGCGTTTCAAAATGCGCAGCAGCAATTCAATGCTGAACAGCAAGCCCGTTTACAAGCGCAGCAAGCCAACCAACAAGCAGGGCTTACGGTCGGCGGGCAAAACCTTGGTGCAAAACTTGGCGTGCAACAACTTGGCGCTGGTCAAAACATGCAGGCTCAGTTGGCAAATCAACAAATGTTACAACAAGCGCAGCAAGCGCAAGAACAATCGCGTCAATTTGGTGCTGGTCAAGGCATGACCGCCGCACAACAACGTGCTCAGTATGGTCTGGCTGGTCAACAACTCGGCGAACAATCTCGTCAGTATGGCGCTGGTTATGGCCTACAAGCAAACCAAGCTGCATTGGGCGCGGCAAATCAGCTTGCTGCGTTAGGTGGTCAACGACTGCAAGCGCAGCAAGGCATTTACGGGCTTCAGAATCAGTACGGCGCGCAGCAGCAGGCTATGGAGCAGCAGATAAAGAACCAAGCGATGCAAGACTATGCTAATGCGCAGCAGTATCCGCTTATGCAGTTGGGTACTATGTCCAACATGCTTCGTGGTTTGCCTATGCAGTCTCAGACTACTCAGCAATATACGGCGCAGCCAAACATGTTGACGCAAGGTATTGGCGCTGTTGGCGCAGGTCTGTCTGCATACAACGCGTTCAACCCCTCTAAACCCGGTGGGGCTGCGGGCGGCTTGCCTAGTGAGTTTAAATACTCAAAGGGTGGTGGCATCATGTCTTACGACGTGGGCGGCGAAGTTAAGAGCGATCTTGAGAGTATGGATGAGGAAGGCCTTCAAAAGCAACTTAAAGAATCATCTAGCCCTTTAGTCAAACGCATGGCGCAACGCATCCTGCGTGAACGTCAGATGAGTAAAGCTCCCGGCTTGGCTGGTGGCGGCATCATTGCGTTTAAAGAACCAACCGAAGAAAACAATCAAAGTCTTGTTACCGAACCCGTTGAACCGCCACAGCCCACTGCGGGACAGATGTTGCAACAACGCGTGATGCAAGGAAAGCCTACTGGTAACGTGATGGCTCAACCACAGGGCATTATCCAAGCTGCGCCGACTCCACCCACCCCTGCACCTACTTTGGATCAAGCTGTTCAAGGGGCTGTAGATCTCACACCTGCAATGAAGGCAATGCAGAAAGAATATGCTGGTGCCGCCGCTGTGCCAGTAAAAGACATAATTGCTAGAAATCAAGAAGCTAAAAAAGCTGCTGGTATTGAAGCGCCCGGTGTTGAGCAACGCGCCAAACTTATGGCTGAACGTGCTAATGCTGAAGATGAAGCTGAGCGTACAAAATATCTTCGTATGGCTGAATTCTTTGCTTCGTGGGGTTCGACTCCCGGAAATACTCTTACCGCTGGCATGATGGCATTCAAACAAAGCGTGCCTAATCTAATCTCTGACGAAAAAGAAGCCAAGAGAATCCGCATGGAGATCGATAAGTCTATTGCTGGTCTTGATGAAGCCGCTCGTCTTGAGAAGAAAGGTGATTTTGATGCAGCCACAGCAGAGAAACAAAAAGCTGCGGAGTTGGCAAAATCTATTAATTTGGAAATCATAAAGATCCAAGAAATAGAAGCAAAGGACGTTCGTGCAGGCAAACGTGCCGAAGAAAAAGACATTCGTCAGGGTAAACGCGACGAAGAAAAAGACATCCGTTACGGTAATCTGCAAAAAGAAATTACGCAGATGAAGATTGATGCGGATGCAGCAAACAATAAAACTCTTGCTAAGTTCCGCGCAGAAGATAAAGCCGAAGGAAATACAAATCGACTCATCACGCTTTATACAAGTGCGCAATCAGATAAGTCGGCTGTTGAAAGTCGTATCAGCAACATAATGAAGTCTGAAGAATACCAAAGAGCTTTGGCTGACTCTAATGTAAAAATAGATGAAAAGAGTTCTCCAGAGACTAAGAGAATGCAGGCTAATGCAGCGGAAGCGTTAAAAGGCTTTAATGATTCGTTTAAAACCCAACGTGAAACAGCGGATAACACCGCCAAGTTTATGGAAGATAGACTCAAAGCAAAAGGCGTTGGCCTGCCTGAAAGGACGCCAAAACCAAAAACGGGCGACCGCCCGAGCTTGGACGATCCTGCTCTGCAAAAACCATAAGGAATTGTCATGGCGCTTGATGTAGAAAAAGCAAGAGCGGCTGGTTATTCTGATGCGGAGATTGTTGACCATCTTTCAAAGTCATCAACATTAGACATAAACAAAGCGCGTAAAGCTGGGTACGACGATGCTGAATTGATTCAGCATCTAAGTAAGGCCGCGCCCCCCACTCCTGCAAAAGCGCCTGAACCAACACCACAAGACCAAAGCGTGCTCCGTCAGTTTGCTGACGTGCCCCTCAAAATAGGAGCCGGCGCTGTTACAGGTGTGCGCATGGTTGCCGATGCGTTCGGTGCAAATACCGACGTGTCTAAGAGCCTTCGTGGTGTAGAAGATGAGATAGCTGCCCTGTACAGCGCTCAGTCCAAGAACGACAGCAAAGAGATTGCCCGCATCATGAAAGAGGCGGAAGACAAGGGCGTTCTAGATCAAGTGGCAGCGGGTGTTAGAGCAATGGCTGTTGCTCCTGTTGATGTCATCTCCAATGCACTTGGAACTGCGGCTCCTGCTATTGCTGCTGGCTTGGCTACTTTCTTTACGGGCGGTGCGCCACTGGTAGGTGCAGGTCTAACGCTCGGTACAGGCGCAATCATGGGCGCGGGTACTGTTAAGAGTGCAATATACGACGCTACCAAACAAGTCTTGACTGAGAAGACCAAGATGACGCCCGAGCAGATTGAAGCTGCGGCGGTCAAGGCGCAAGAGTACGGCGGCGAAAACTTAGATCAGATTTTGATTGGCGCAGGTATTGGCGCAATCGGAGCCAGAACAGGTGCGGAGCCTATCATTGCCCGTCAGTTGGCGAAAGATATTATTGGAAGAACCACAGCAGAACAAGCCGCTACTACCGCTGCTACACAGACAACAGGCAGGGAAGCTACCAAAGCTGCGGTTAAAGCAGCCACAGAAGAAGCAACCAAAACAGCTGCTGAACGCGGTATTGTTAAACAAGGCACTATTACAGCAGGCAAAGAGTTTGCAACCGAGGCCGCACAAGGCGGTCAAGAGCAGATAGCGCAAAACATTGCGCTGCAACGTGAAGGCTTTGACGTACCCACAATGCGTGGTGTTGTCAGTCAAGGCACTATGGAAGGTTTGGCTGGCGCTGGTATGGGCGCGGCTGCTGGTGCGCGAGAAGGTTACACAGCCAAGCGCGAAGTGGCTACGGATCAGATCCCAGATCAAGGCGATAAAGATTTCTTTACCACTGAGGGCGAAGACAAAAAAGTTGGAGCGCCACAGCCTACACAAGAACAGCTTGATCTAATAAACGCGGCATCACTGCCGGGCGCTGGAACACCAGCGGATACACCTCCAGCGGATACACCCCCAGCGAATACACCCCCAGCGGATACACCTCCAGCGGCTACTGATGCGTTGGCTAAGGCACAAGCGTACATAGATGAGGGCAAGCCAAATACATTTAAGGCAAAGAATTTAGTTAAAGAACTTGGCCTTGATGTGCCTGCGGGCGCGGGATTTAACGCCCGAGCAATTGAAGCAATTAAAACGCATATTGCACAAGGAGAATCAACAACCACTTGGCAAGGGTATCCGATACAAATTCTAAACGAACCTACTACTAATACTGGAATAGAAGAAGGAGTTTCTTACACA